GTAAAATCGCACGCGGACCGATGGCATAAGCTATGACTTACGCAGAACTGGCAGCAGCAATTCAAGACTATGTAGAGAACACGTTCTCCACAACGCAAGTTAACCTCTTTATCCAAGAGGCGGAGCAGCGTATTTACAATTCAATACAGCTTCCAGACCTGCGTAAAAACGTCACGGGCGTAATTACCGCTAATAATAAATACTTACAGTGCCCCGGAGATTTTTTATCTGCTTACTCTATTGCGGTTATTGATGCAGACGATAACTACACATATCTTTTAAATAAAGACGTTAACTTTATTCGTGAAGCGTACCCAAACCCTAACAGCACGGGAACACCTAAGTATTATGCTATCTTTGGACCGCAGTCTAATGATATAAACGAGCTCACATTTATTTTAGGCCCTACACCTGATGTGCAGTATGAGACCGAGCTTCACTACTTCTACTACCCGCCTTCTATTACAAGTGAAGAGTCTGGCGGTAATACATGGCTAGGTGAAAACTTTGACTCTGCGTTGCTGTATGGCTCTATATTAGAAGCGTACACGTTCCTTAAAGGCGATGCAGACATTATGACAACTTATCGTCAACGCTACGAAGAAGCTATGAACTTACTCAATACATTAGCTACGGGCAAAGACAGAGGCGATGCGTACCGTAACGGTCAAGCAAGGATACCTGTTAGATGATAGTACAAGGCCAAACAACTAGCTTTAAAGAAGAGCTTTACGAGGCTATCCATAATTTCACTACGGATACGTTTAAAATTGCTCTGTACACCGCTAACGCTACGCTGAATCAAGATACCACTGCTTACACTGCTACAGGTGAGATTACGGGCACTGGATATACAGCAGGCGGTAAGTCTTTAGTTAATCCTATAGTCAGTTCAGCAAGTGGTGTTGCGTATATTAGCTTTGATAATATCTCGTGGACTTCAGCAAGTTTCACAGTACGTGGCGCGTTGATATATAATAGCTCTAAAGCTAATCGCTCTGTCGCTGTACTGGACTTTGGTAGCGATAAGGTAACAACCTCAACTTTTACAATAACTTTTCCAGCGAACACAAGCACCTCAGCTATTATTCGCTCATCCAATTAGGTAAACAATATGCACACAGAAAAAGTAGATGCACAAGATTTAGCAAGCGTATCCCTTGTTGTGGGCGCAGGCGCTAACGAACAAGCTTATGCTACAGGTATATACGAAGTTAAATGTTTTAACGCTGAAGGTAATTTAAAGTGGGAAGACAAAATTCAAAATATTGTTGTAACTGTTGGTAAAGCAAATTTATTGAACGTATATTTAGCGGCTGCTACTCAGTCTACTACTTGGTATTTAGGTCTTGTTGATGGGGCTTCTACACCAACATATAACGTAACTAACACTATTGGAGTTGGTGGCCATCCAGGGTGGACTGAAAACACAGGTTATGCGGGTGCTAATAGACCAACTGCTGCATTTACTGTAACAGCTACAAACTCTATCTCAACTGGTGCAACTTCCTTTACTATTAACGCATCTGGCATTATTGCAGGCGCACTATTAGTTAATGATAGCACTAAAGGTGGTACAACAGGCACACTATATTCAGTTGGAAATTTTACTGGAGACGTTAGTCGCTCTGTTATTTCAGGAGACTCACTAATTGTAACTTATACAGCTTCAGTATAGGGGTGATGTATGGCTTTAGTTTTAGCAGATAGAGTTAAAGAGACAACTACGTCCACAGGTACTACTGCTATTACTTTAGCGGGTGCTGCAACAGGGTATCAAACATTTTTAGCGGCTATAGGTGATGCTAACACGACCTACTACACTATTGCAGACCAGAGCGGTGCTAATTGGGAAGTAGGGGTTGGTACTTATACTACTTCTGGAAACACATTAAGCCGTAACACTGTTTTAGCCTCAAGTAATGCAGGAAGTTTAGTTTCTTTTGTGGCTGGCACTAAAGATGTATTCGTTACCTATCCTGCTGAGCAAGCGTTGTACACTGGCGGCCCTTTAGGTACTCCTTCTAGTGGTACGCTAACAAACTGTACTTTTCCTACGCTTAACCAAAGTACTACTGGAACTGCTGCTGGTCTAAGTACAACATTAGCAATAGGTTCTGGTGGTACAGGGTCAACAACTCTTGCTGGTGCTAAAATACCAGTATGGGATGTAGCAAATACTTTTACTGGCACTCAAAGTTTTAATGGTACCTCTACTACACTTGCAGCTATTTTAACTAATGCAGTGGAGGTAGCTACAGTTTCAGCGACAGCCGCAACAGGCACAATTGCTTACTATACTGCAACACAATCTGTGCTCTATTACACTACAGCCGCATCAGCTACTTGGGTAGTTAATATAAGACATTCAGCAGGTACAACACTCAACACTGCAATGGCTACAGGACAAGCTGTAACAGTAGCATTTCTTGTTACTCAAGGCGCAACCGCTTTTTACAATACTTCAGTACAAATTGACGGTACAACAACAGGAGTAACAACAAAATGGCAAGGTGGGACAGCTCCTACAAGCGGTAACGCAAACTCAATAGATACATATCAGTACACAGTAATTAAAACAGGAGCGGCTACCTTTACAGTATTAGCATCGGTAGTAAAATATGCCTAGTATAATAACTAGAGGAACAGTTGCAGCTAGAGGATTTGGGTTTGGTTTTATTCGACCTACAGGGTCTAATATAGCGGTGGCTCACAGTTCAAGTCCTTTTGTATCAGCCTACCCTTGGTCTGCTGGATTTGGTACTAAATATGCTAACCCTGCTACATCTATAGCTGGTACAGGATATAGCGCGTCATTTAATACTGCTACTAACCCTACAGATTTAGCAGTTAGCTCTGCTTCAACTCCGTATATATACGCATACTCGTGGTCTGCTGGGTTTGGTACTAAATACGCTGACCCTTCTACACTACCTACAGGTACTGGTTGGGGGTCATCTTTTAATCCTACTGGCACAGCCATAGCGGTGGCTCACAGTTCAAGTCCTTTTGTATCAGCCTACCCTTGGTCTGCTGGATTTGGTACTAAATATGCTAACCCTGCTACACTACCATCTAGTTCTGGTTGGTCGTTATCTTTTAACCCTGCTGGTACAGTTTTAGCAATAGGAGTATCAACGTCTATAAATGCTTATCCGTGGTCTGCTGGATTTGGTACTAAATATGCTAACCCTAGTTCATTTGCAGGGATAGCAAACGGTGTGGCATTTAATCCTACTGGCACAGCCATAGCGGTGGCTCACAGTTTAAGTCCTTTTGTAACAGCCTACCCTTGGTCTGCTGGATTTGGCTCACAATATTTCAGCCCTGGTACACTACCTGCCGGAAATGGTAATGGCGTAGCATTTAATCCTACTGGCACAGCTATAGCAGTATCTCATGCTACATCCCCTTATATATCAGTTTATCCGTGGTCTGCTGGGTTTGGTACTAAATATGCTAACCCTGCTCCATTTATAGCTAGTACAGGTGTAGGTACAATATTTAGTAGTAATGGTAATACTATATTTATATCTAGCTCTAGTAGTCCGTATATATACGCATACTCGTGGTCTGCTGGATTTGGTACTAAATACGCTGACCCTTCTACACTACCTACTTTTTCAGGTCGCGGAATGTCTTTTTCTTCTTAACAACACAGGATTTTAATATGTACATAACAATTACACCGCAAGATACAATTAATCAATTAGCGCAGCACGTTGTCCATCGAGAAAACGAAGTGCATGGTTATCAACTTAACATCGATAATTTTAATCAGATTTTATCTACTCTACCCACAGGGGAGGTTCCTTCTCAATATGTACAATATGTTGGTGCAAAACCAGAAAACCATACTAAAGTAGAAGACCTACCTCTTAATTTATCTGATGATGATATTGCCGCTATTAATGCCTATCAATTTAGAGTATCTCTTTTACAGCGTATTCGGTCAGAAAAAGCGGAGCAAAGTAAAGCTAAGCTTGTTCTTGATGCTTTAAAAGCGCAAATTCCTCCAGAACAGCTTGATATATTAGTGGCGGAAGCAGTATTAGTGGTCAATGCTCAACAACCCACTACGTAAATAACTTATGTTTGGTTTCTCTGCATTTGCTGATACTCCTTTCGCATCGCTGTCGAATGTAGTTAGCACCCTAAATATTTCTGAAAGTTTATCGGTAGATGCAAATCAAAGTGGCACGCTTACCACTAGTAATACTGTATTAGAGACAATAACTGCCTCTGACGCTCAAATAAATTCACTTAGTATATACGTATATGTGTCAGAAGCAGTAACGGCCTCTGATGTTCAAACTCCCTCATCTGGTGTATTTGCTGCTGTATTAGAAGAATTAACTGCTTTTGAAACGCAAACAAGTATAACAAATACATACTTTTATATATCAGAATCAATTACTGCTGAAAGTTACCAAGGTGTTGCAATTTCAGTAAATACCACAGTGTTAGAAGCGGTCAACTCTTCTAACACGCAAACAAATACAGTAAACGTAAATACTTATGTAATAGAACTTTTAGATGCACTAGACAATACAGCAACGTATATGCAGATGGCGTCGCTTGTTTTAGCATCAGCTAGTGCAACAGATACATATACAGTCGAAAACCAAATTTCAGTTACTTTAGGAGAAGTAGTTTATGCAGTTGATTCTGTTACAGCGCGTTATTTATGGGAACTTATTAACGATGCGCAAAGTGCAAATTGGACTCAGCTAAACGATACACAAGTAGCTGAATGGAGTACAATATCTACAACACAGGGTCCAAATTGGGTACCTATTAATACATCAGGTTAAAAATATGACTACAGCATATACATCGCTATTAGGATTAGCTCTCCCCGTCAACGGGGAGCTTACTGGTACTTGGGGACAGGTAGTTAATAACTATATTACTACTTATTTAGACGGCGCCATTGCAGGGACACAAATTATTAGTGGTTCTCAAACAGCCGTTACATTAAGTAAAACAACGGGTACCGCTTTAATTCAAGTTGGGTCAGGAGCTACAGGCTCTTCACAATACCAAGTTATTAAATGTTCAGGTGCCCCTGCAAGCCTGTTGACTGTTACAGTCCCGTCAGCGGAAAAAACATACCTAGTTATCAATGCAACATCTACATCTCAATCAGTTAAAATCGTAGGTGCTTCGGGTACGGGTGTAACTATTACTTCAGGTAAGACATCTATTGTTGCTTGGAATGGGTCAGACTTTGTTGAGATTTCACCTAGCACAGCGACAACAGCTACCAATTTAGCCTCTGGTAGTGCGGGAACAATCCCTTATCAATCAGCCTCAGGTACAACTGCTATGTTGGCTGCAGGTACAGCTACCTATGTTTTAACTGCTAATGGCGCTGCACCACCTAGTTGGCAACCTCCATCTACTTCTGGCGGTACAGTAACTTCAGTTGCTGCATTAACATTAGGTACTACGGGTACAGACGTTTCATCATCAGTATTAAACCCCTCAACAACCCCTGTAATTACGTTAAATATCCCAACAGCAAGTGCATCAAATAGAGGTGCATTATCTTCTAGTGATTGGACTACTTTTAACAGTAAATATACAGTAGGAAGCGCTCTTGGTACGCCTTCTAGCGGTACGCTGTCATCTTGTACGGTTGATGGGACTGATGCAGTTGGGTTTAGGAATGTACCTATAAACAGCCAAAGCGCAAACTACCCAACAGTTTTAGTAGATTCAGGAAAATGTATTCTTCACCCTTCAACTGATGCAAATTCTAGAACATTTACTATTGATGGCTCAATATCCTACCCAGTCGGAACTGCTATTTCGTTTGTTAATATGTCATCACAAAATCTTATTATTGCTATTACATCTAATACGATGAATTTAGCTGGTACAGGCACAACTGGGTCACGTATTCTTATACAGTACGGTTCAGCAACAGCGTTAAAAATTAATCCAAATACGTGGATTATTTCTGGTGTGGGGCTGTCCTAATGAGTGGGGTAATTCAAGCGCTGATGGGTTTTATTACATCCGTAAAATATATTGCAGGGTGGACTACACCCGCACTTATGAATGGTAGTACAACACCTGCAACCGTAAGCTCAGTAACAGTTAATAGTTCTAGTTTGTTTGTAGCGGTTGGGTTTAATAGTTCCAATTACCCAGTATATGCTACTTCAAATGACGGCTCTACGTGGATTACACCAGCGCTTATGAACGGTAGTACAACAAGTGCAGTTATGAAGTCAGTAACAGTCAATAGCGCGGGTTTGTTTGTAGCAGTTGGGGGGTCATCTAGTGGACCTTTATATGCTACTTCAAGTGACGGCTCTACGTGGACTACACCAGCTTATATGAACGGTAGTACGACAGGTGCAGTTATGACTTCTGTTACAGTCAATAGCGCGGGTTTATTTGTAGCAGTTGGGGTTGCTTCAGCTACAGGTTATCCAGTATATGCTACTTCAAGTAATGGTTCTACATGGACTACACCAGCAGTTATGAATGGCAGTACGACAGCAGCAAATATTAATTCAGTAACAGTCAATAGTTCTGGTTTGTTTGTAGCGGTTGGTCAGTTTCAGGGTGTCTACAATTATCCATTATATGCTACTTCAAGTAATGGTTCTACATGGACTACACCCGCACTTATGAATGGTAGTATAACACCTGCATATATGGATTCTGTTACAGTTAATAGCTCAGGTGTATTTGTAGCTGTTGGATTTAATAATCCCGCTTACCCATTATATGCTACTTCAAGTAATGGTTCTACATGGACTACACCAGCTTATATGAACGGTAGTACAACGGGCGCATTTATGCATTCTGTTACAGTTAATAGCTCTGGTTTGTTTGTAGCAGTTGGGCAAGCTTCAGCTACAGGTTATCCAGTATATGCTACTTCAAGTAATGGTTCTACATGGACTACACCAGCAGTTATGAATGGCAGTACGACAGCAGCAAATATGGGTTCTGTTACAGTTAATAGCGCGGGTTTATTTGTAGCTGTTGGGAATGGCTCATCTAATGTGCCTTTATATGCGTTTTCAAATTAAGGTGTTAAATAATGAATAAACTACTTAAAGCGTGGAACTATTTACAAGCAAGATTAAAAGAGCCTTCTACCTATGCAAGTGTGGCTGCACTCGCTACAATGGCTGGTATGAATATTCAAGAAGGTCCTATCCATGACGGTATGACTGCCGCAGGTGTGGTTTTTGGTATGATTGGGTTATTTGTTTCAGAAGGTAAATAATATGAGCACCTATTTTAAACCAGAAGAATTTGAGTGTCACTGCGGGTGTGGTGAAAAAGACGTTAACCCTAAGCTCGTAGAGCTACTTAATCGCATTCGTGAGTCGTTTGGTAAACCGATTACCATTATGAGCGGTAGAAGATGTGAAGCGCACAACACGAAAGTGGGAGGTGCAAAGCATAGTCAACACGTTTTAGGTAACGCAGCCGACATTAAAGTAAAAGACGTATCGCCAAAAGAAGTGCAAGAATATCTCATGAAGCATTTTGATGACGATTGCAAAGGTCTTGGACGCTACAATTCTTTTACCCATATTGATGTTCGTGATGGTAAGATTGCTCGTTGGAACGGATAAACAGGATTAAATTATGCCATCAATAGGCCTTAAAAAACTTGTATTTAAGTCGGGAGTTAACCGAGAGAATACCCGCTATTACACAGAAGGCGGATGGTATGATTGCGACAAGATTCGTTTTCGTCAAGGCTCACCTCAAAAGATAGGCGGTTGGAATCGTATTTCTAGTGCTACCTTTAATGGAGTATGTCGCTCACTATGGGCTTGGCAAACACTTGCTCAAATACCGCTTATTGGCGTGGGAACAACTACAAAGTTTTACATTTCTCGTGGTGGGGATTACTACGATATCACCCCTATCCGTACAGCAACTAACCTAACTAATCCATTTACAGCAACTAATGGGTCTACTGTCATTACGGTATCAGCACCTTCACATGGATGCGTTAATGGGGATTTTGTTACTTATAATGGGGCGACACCTTTAGGTGGAGCTATTACGGCCGCTGTACTTAATACCGAGCATCAGATTACTTATGTTAGTGCAAACTCTTACACAATCTCAGTTAGCGTAGCGGCAACCAGTGGAGACACTGGGAACGGCGGAACGCCTCGTGCTGTCTATCAGATATCTGGAGGTCCAGAGTATCAAACACCAACAAGTGGTTGGGGGGCAGGGGCATGGAGTAGTGGGTCTTGGAGTACAGGCCAGTCTTCATCTGACTCGCTTCGCTTATGGTCACAGAGCAACTACGGGCAAGACTTAGTCTTTGGCCCTCGCACAGGCGCTATGTATTACTACTATGCAGGTAGAGGGGTTTCGTCTACCACAGCAGCTATTTCAGTAGCATCTCCAGCAGTTATTACTACTACAAACCAGTATACAGAAGGCGCACCGATAGTTTTTGAAACATCAGGCGCACTACCTACAGGGCTTGAAACGGGTACAACTTACTATATAAAGAATTATGTTGCAGGTGTGTTTAATATAACTGACTCTGCAGGGACTCTAATTAACGCTACTGTAGCAGGGTCAGGTACCCAATCTATCTCAGCACGCGCAGTAAATTTAAACACTATTGCTGGAGCTTCAGATGTTCCCACTATTCAGAATTACATTACGGTATCAGACACTTTTCGCTTTGTATTTGCTTTTGGTTGTAATGACTACGGTGTATCTGCTCAAAGCCCACTGTTAATACGTTGGTCTGACCAAGAGAATGCCGCTGACTGGACACCATCTACTACTAACCAAGCAGGTTCACTGACTTTAACTCGTGGGTCTCAGATTATTACTGCACTTCAAACACGCCAAGAGATTCTAGTTTGGACGGATTCTACGCTCTACTCTATGCAGTACTTAGGTTATCCACTGGTGTGGAGTGCACAGCTTCTAGGCGATAACATCTCTATCGTAGGCGAGAACGCAGCTGCTCTTGCTTCAGGTATTGTGTACTGGATGGGGCGAGATAAATTCTATAAATACGATGGTCGTGTGCAAACACAAAACTGCGACTTACGGGAGTACATATTTAATGACTTCAATGCACAACAAGCAGAGCAAGTCTTTGCCAGCACCAATGAAGGATTTAACGAAGTCTGGTGGTTCTACTGCTCTGCCGGTAGCACTGTGGTGGACAAATATGCAATCTATAATTACGCTGAAGATATATGGTATTACGGC